ATGGAGCAAGACCAGACATTACAAACCTTGCGCATGGAGGTCGAGCGCATCCAGCGGAGCCTCGAAAGAATAACTGCCATGCCGGAGATGAACCTTTCGGACTTATACGTAGCCAAGAAGTGCGCAGCTCAGTTTCTGGGTGTCTGCTATCGGACTATCGAGCGGTGGCGGACGCAAGGATACATCGAATGTATCCGGATCGGCGGTAGGGTCTATTTCTTAAAAGCAGAATTGCTGCGGGTGGCAAGGCTGTATTCTTCCGGCATTACTGCATTGTCCGGCGAGAGTCGGCCGCAGACACTTCCGGACATCCTTTCACGGCATGGTAACCGTTCGGAAGCTCGTTAAGGATGAATTATATGACGGAGATAAAGCTCTTCTACGATTGGTTGGAGACGCATGAGCTGTCGGCGATGGGCATCGCGCTTTGGCATGCGCTGATGCAGATCGCCTCTCGTAGCGGGTGGCAGCCGGAACTGCGCGTATCGCTTTCGACGCTCGTGGGCCGGAGCTCTCTTTCACGGACCTCGGTTTACAAGGAACGTGAGATATTGCACCGCTATGGCTTGATCGACTATCGTGCGAGCGGCGGCCGCGGTACGGGAATTTATAAAATTCGGAGCCTCGAAACGCATTTCGTATCCGCCGCGCGAAAACAAACGGGGACGCAACCAGAAGTAGGAGATGATCTTGCATCCCGACTTGTGGCCGCCTCACGAACGCAAGTCGGGACACAAGTCGGGACGGATACTTCTTTATTAAAACTAAACTATTCTAAACTCTCTGAAGAAATAAAAGAAGTCGCAGCCGAGGCTGCGGCGGAGCCTATGGACGCCCCGTCGAAGAAAGAAAAAGATTGCGGCCAAAAAGAAAGAAGGACCACCCCTCTTTTCGATGCTGTGAAGTGGCTTGCGACCATTGAGAATCCGTGGCGGGATCTGATGTCCGTTTGGCTGGAGTACAAGCGCACCCGCCGCGAAAGCTACCGCAGCGAGATCGGGGCCAAGAAGTGTTTTGCAATGCTTCGAAACCTCTCCGGCGACGATCCCTCGGTTGCGGCCGCCATTATCGACCGAAGCATCGCCAACAACTGGGCGGGATTGTTTCCGCTGCGAACAGGACAAACTCCGGTTTCTGCGCATGGCCAGCACCCCGGTCAGATCATCCAGCCGGCCGATGATGAGCGAACCCGAAGCCTGCTGGAAAAGTTCGGCCGCAAATGGAATGTGGGACAATGACCTCTTTACGCAAACATCGACGGGGGTATCTTCACCCGACAAAAATAGCACGCCGTATGGACAACCTCACCTCGCTTATCGACCGACTTTCCCAAGAGAGACGTATCGTCGTCCGCCAGCCGCATAACCTCTCGTGGGGCGACCGCGAATACTGTGAAGGGCTGTTCTGCGAAGTGTTCCGGCGTGTGGATCAGTCGATCAGCCGTTACCAGCATCTGCCGGAGTATGCCGATGTGGTCGATTGGATGACGGCTACTGCCGGGCGCGGGCTGCTGCTCTACGGCGACTGCGGACGCGGCAAGAGCATCATCCTCACGGGTGTCGTTCCCGTCTTGCTGGCGATGAAAGGCTGCCACTCGCTGCCGATCCATGCCGACGATTTCCAGAAACCCTACGACTTTGCCGCCGCCACCGCCGGCTATGATCCGATGATGTCGAATCTCGACTATCTGACCCGCACGGCCTATCCGATTATCGACGAGTTGGGTGTCGAGCCGTTAGTGAACGACTACGGCGAAAAATACGAAGGCTTCAATCGGATCATCAATGCTGCCGAACGCTACCTACGGCCGTTGTTCCTCTCGACCAACCTCACCCGTGAGCAACTGCTCCGCCGCTACGGGGAGCGGACTTTCGACCGCCTGATCCGCCTGTGTCGGGTGGTGGAGTTTCGGGGCGAGAGCCTGCGCTGACAATCAAAAAACGAAGAGATATGAAACTGCAACGAGTAATTCATCATTTGGAGGACGGCCGCCGCAAATATGTCACCCATAACGGCGAGATGGAGAAGTGGACGGAGCCCGAGATCGAAAACCTCCGCCGCAATACGGAACGATATGGTCCGGCAGCCTATACCGCCGATTTCGCCAAGTACGGCATCTCCGCGCGGGAACTGCGTGAACGCTATCCCGATGCGAAGATTGTCCGTATCGTCGGCTTCGAAACCGAGGACCACGACCTGCCGCTCGATCCCGATATCATCTTCTGACTATGCCGACGCTCAAGAAAACCTGCCGCCGGCCGTGGCAGCCGAAGCACGATCTGCAATCGGGCCGCAGACACTCCAATACGGAGTTCTACCGCTCGACGGCGTGGCGTAAACTCCGCGCCGTGAAGTTGGAGCAACAGCCGCTCTGCGAAGAGTGCCTGAAGCACGGCCGACATACTCCGGCACAGATAGTCGACCATATCGTTCCGATCAACGAGGGCGGAGCGTCGCTCGATCTTGTAAATCTTCAGAGCCTTTGCCACGCCTGTCACAACCGGAAGTCGGGGCGGGAACGCCATCGGAGAAAACCCTAACCAAAATAGAATGCCTATGATATAAGCCAATGCCGACGGATGCGGAGCGAGTGGTTGCAATCAGTCAAAAGGCAAATGGAACGCTCCGCATCCGTCCTTTTATGCGATGAGAACAACCCTCAAACTGAACGAAATAATCGCCGAGTGGATTTCGGAATGCGATATCCTGCCCTCGACCAAACGGGACTATGCGCGCAAGATCGCGCTGTGGTTCCGGTGGCTGTCGGCACGGAATCTCGATACCCGCTCTCCGGAACGCCGCCATGTATTGGAGTATAAACAGCAGCTTCAGGTTGAAGGCAAGAGTGTTTACACTATAAACAGCCTTGTGACGATCCTGAAACTCTTCTACGGATTCTGCGAACGACACGGATACTACGACAATATCGCCTCTGGCATCAAAAGTAGCAAACGTCATACGGAGTACTGCAAGCTGCCACTCACGGCGGAGCAGGCGTTCCGGCTGTTGGACAGCATCGACACCGGAACCATAATCGGTCGCCGCGACCGGCTGATGATCTCGCTGATGTTATTCAATGGCCTGCGCACCTGCGAGGTGGAGCGCATCGATATCGGGGACTTCTCGAAGCGCGAAGGCGAGCCGATACTCTATATCCAGCGCAAAGGCCGCACGGACAAGAACGAAATCGTCGTGCTGCATCCTTCCACGGTCGAGTGGCTGGAGGAGTATATCGCCGACCGGAATTTTCACGCAGAGGATCCGCTCTTCATCTCCCACAAGCGCAGGTGTGACAACCGGCTGGTCCGGCAGACTATCGGGCGGATCGTGAAGCAGCGGCTGGCTCGGATCGGTATCAGCCATCCTAAGATATCGGCGCACTCGCTGCGGCACACGTTCGGGGCGCTTATGGTCGAGCAGGGGGTCGATATCGAAACAATCAAAGATATGATGGGACACTCGGATACCAAGACCACCCGCATCTATATCGAGATGGCCCAGCAACGAAAGCTGCTGCACCATTCCCCGGCGAAGGGTGTTGCAGAGCTGATTTTAAATAACGGGCAGAATTGATGAGTATGATTGAAGTACAGTAGATTAATGAATCTCGCTAACTGTTTAACACGTAAATAATTGGCATTTTTCGCAACCCTTTGAAATCCAGCGTATGAATATCAAAGAGTTACGTGAGCAAGGTAGTACCGTCGGCGCAAGCGGACAAAGGTCGATACGGCAAGGGATAGGGGTCGAGATTCCTTACAGCCCTGCAAAAAGTAATCGCACCCCTCCTTTCGTTTACGCGCGTGCAAAATTGGGCAAATAAGAATTTGAATACGATGGCAAAAGGACGAAAAAAAATCCCAGATGCATTGAAATCCTTACGAGGAACGGATCAACCGTGCCGACTTGAAGACAACCTTACTCCGACAGCTTCCGCTTTGGTTTCGATTCCGCAATCCGGATTGAAGGGCACGGCAAAAAAAGTGTTCGAGGTTGTGGCGATGGAATTAATCCATAACCGACTGCTGGATGTGGTCGGTGTCGATTTGGTTGTCGCCTATGCACGAGAGATCGGACTCTATCATGATATGATGCGGGAGTTGGAGAAAAAAGGGTATACCATCGATGTGGAGACGAAGTTCGGAACAATGACTGTCATTAACCCCAAGCGCAAAATTGCCGAGAGTGCTTTCAGCCATGCTCAATCGCTGGCCGTAGAGTTTGGGCTCACCCCGGCGAGCCGCAGCCGTGTTGCGTCACTTCTGTCGGACGAGGGGCCGAAAGATGACTTTGCAGAGTTCGAAGAAGTGAAATGAAGATGCCTTCCACAAAGAAATATTCTGCGGAGATATATGCCGAGCAAGTGCTCGGCGGAGCGATACTCGTCTGCGAATATGTCCGGCTTGCGGTTCAACGCTACTACACCGACCTCGACAATGCTCTCGACCGGGGCTGGTACTTCGATCGCAAGTCTGCTATGCGTGCTATCAACTTCATCGAGCGACTGAAGCACACCAAAGGTGAGTGGGCCGGACAGCGGTTCCGGTTGGAGCCTTGGCAGCAGTTTGTTCTTTGGAATATCTTTGGATGGAAGTTGGCTGACGGCACACGGCGCTTCCGTTATGCCTACATCGAGATCGCTCGCAAGAATGGTAAAACGGCTTTGTCTGCCGGCATCGGTCTGTATATGCTTTTCGCCGATGGTGAAGCACGGCCGGAGGTCTATTCGGCAGCAACGGTCAAGGACCAAGCGAAAATCTGCTTCGCGGATGCTGTGGCGATTGTCAAGGCCACCGACTTGAAGAACTATCTCACCCCTTACCGCAACTCCATCGTCTATGAGTTGAAGGGCGGCACGATGAAACCGCTCTCCTCGGACTACGGCACGCACGACGGTCTGAATCCCTCGTGCGGCATCATCGATGAGTTTCATGCCCACAAGGATTCCGGGATGTTCGACGTGATCAAGTCGGCCTTCGGCGCACGACGGCAGCCGTTGCTATTCATCATCACCACAGCGGGCTTCAACAAATCGGGAGCCTGCTACGCCTACCGGGACAATGTGATCAAAGTCCTGCGCGGTGTGAACGAGGACGATTCGCTGTTCGGAATTATCTATACACTCGACTCGAAGGAGGAGTGGGACGATCCGAAGATGTGGATCAAGTCGAATCCCAACCTCGGCGTGTCACTCTCGGCCGACTACCTTGCCGACCAAGTAAAGGACGCCAAGAACCGTCCGGAAGCCGTGCGTAACGTAATGACCAAGAACGTGAACTTGTGGGTCGATGCCGAAAAGACATGGATACTGGACGACGTGTGGATGCAATGCGTGGGGACGACGGCTCCCGCCGACCTGAAAGGCTGCGCCTGCTGGGGAGGTCTCGACCTTTCGAACGTCTCGGACGTCACGGCCTATGTGCTGCTCTTCCACGAGAACGACCGTTTTCAACTGCTTCCGCACTTCTGGATACCGGAAGAGAAGATGCTGGAGAAGATCCGCAAGGAGAATATCAACTACGACAAATGGGTGGCCGAAGGTTATGTGACCGCCACAACCGGCAACGTGATCGACTATGATTTCGTGAAGGCGGATATTCTGCGCATCGTTGCCGATTACGATCTACGCGCCTCTGCCTATGACCGTTGGAACTCCTCGCAGACGATCATTAACCTGCAGAACGAGGGGATGACGTTCAACCCTTTCGGGCAGGGCTACGGATCGATGTCGGCCCCGACAAAGGAGTTCGAAAAGGCAGTTCTGACCGGAAAGGTAGAGCACTTCGGCAATCCCGTACTGCGTTGGATGCTGGCTTCGACTGTTGTCAAGACCGATCCGGCCGGAAATATCAAACCCGACAAGGAGAAGTCAGTGCAGAAGATCGACGGCATCGTCGCCGCGATCATGGCGCTGGGCGAGTGGATGACAGCACAAGCCGAGGATGATGCGAACCCTTACGAACTACGTGGACTATTAACTTTAAATTGAGATAGCTATGAGCAGAAAAATGAATCGCAAGCAATACAAGCGTTACCACTCGCCGGTCATCACTGCCGAGCGCGAAAAAGTCGAAGCAGAATTGGCTGCGATGGATCCGCTGTCGCCGGAAGTGAGGCATTTTCTCTCCTTCGAGGGTTTCGCTGAACTGTACCTCCGCATGCGCGACCTCTATCCCACGCAATTGGAAGCCTATGAACGGATAGAGGATTTCTACATTACGATTACCGGTAGGCGCAGGTATTCGGAGTTCAGTTCGTTCCGCAGAGTGTTGAATCGGATGCGAAAAAGAAAAGAGGCTTGATTGCCTTGCAACCAAACCTCCCGATGTAATGACTTAATCTTCGCTTTTAATTCAATCTTCGTATCGTCTTTTTATCAGAGACGTCTCCGCTGAATAAATCCCACGAGACAAACCTTCTACAATTTCTTGTAGTGGCTTTGTGTTCGGATAACCATGAACTCATGATCACGCGAGATTTCAGCTAAAAAAAAGTCACGTTAACAACATAATAATCTTTATTTTCATAAAGTTTAAAAGTTTAATGTTAATCCGTTGAAAGCATATCCTTCTCCGGCCTCTCAACGTACATCTCTTTAAAACACCCTCCTCGTATGCCGGAATATTTATAGGGTATTTGTAAAGATACGTCTTTTATTGAGACAATGTATTGCTTCGTGAGAGTTTTTCATTGTACGTTTGCCGCAAAGCAGATTTTATGAAGTGGTTTTCTTTTTTGCGGGGCGGCGAGCGGCGCGACTTGACGGCAGCCGAATTCGAAGCGGCAGTCAACCGAGTGATTTCGGCCGACACGGTAGCCGATGCAGTCGGGCAGCCGTGCATCTCCGAAGAGGGTGCGCTGAACCTCACAGCGGTCTGGGCCTGCGTGCGGATCCTCTCCGAGACGGTCGGAACGCTGCCCATGCATCTCTATCGCCGGACGCCGAAAGGCCGCGAGCGGCAGTACGACCACCCGTGTCATCAGCTTGTTCAGATTCCCAATTCGTACTCCACACGCTTCGATTTGATGCACCACCTGATGGTTTCGTGCGCCTTGTGGGGTAACGGTTATGCGCGCATCTTCCGGGACAAATACTACCGTCCCGTGCGATTGAAACTCCTGCATCCCTCCCGCATCGAGCCGATCCTCAATGACAGCGATGAACTCTTCTACCGGTTGGACTCCGGCGAGCTGCTTCCGAACGAGGATGTCATCCACTTGCGGGGTCTCTCTACCAACGGCTACAAGGGCAAGAGTCCGATTGCCGTCCACCGGGACAACCTCGAACTCTCCGTATCAGCACAGATTTATGGCAAACGCTTCTTCGATCAGGGCGGGAATATGTCGGGCGTGTTCAAATACCCCTCATTGCTCAAGCCCGAAGCCTACCAGCGACTCAAGAAAGACCTGTTAGCCCAATCGGTCGGACTGCATAATGCCCATGTTCCGCTCTTGTTAGAAGGCGGCATGACCTACGAGCGAATCTCCATCCCCCCGGAAGATGCGCAATTCATCGCCACCCGTAAATTTCAAAAAACAGAGATCGCCACGATCTACGGCGTACCTCCGCATATGATCGCAGACTTGGAGCGGGCGACGAACAACAACATCGAGCATCAGGGAATGGAGTTCGTGCAGTATTGTCTGATGCCATACCTTGTGCGTATCGAGGAGGAGTTCAACCGCAAGCTGCTTCGCGAGGATGAGTTTGAGGAGTATTACTTTCTGTTCGGACTGAACGGTCTACTGCGCGGTGATGCCAAGACCCGCTCGGAATACTACAAGAACATGAACATCGTGGGTGCGATGTCAGCCAATGAAATCCGCTCACTCGAAGATATGAACCGGTACGAAGGCGGGGACGAATACTTCGTTCAGATGAATATGCAAACAGTAAATACTGCTATACATGGAAAAGAGAAAATCAAGCAATAACGAGATCGAGGTTCGGTGCATCGTTTCCGATCTTCGGATCGAGCAGCGGGACGAAGCAGCCCCCAGCCGGACGATTGCAGGCTATGCCGCGAAGTTCGAGTGCTGGAGCGACCCGATTATGGGATGGTTCCGGGAGAAAATCGCACGGGGTGCGTTCGACGACTGCGACCTACAGGATGTGATCATGTGCTTCAACCATCGGGACGACGCGATCCTCTCACGGACGGCGAGCGGCACGCTTCAACTGTCGGTGGACAACATCGGTCTGCGCTTTTCGTTCGAGGCTCCGAACACGACACTCGGCAATGATATGTTGGAGCTGGTGCGTCGGAGAGATGTCTCGAAATGCTCGTTCCGCTTCGGCGTCGAGCAGGACGAGTGGGCGTATGCCGACGAGCAAAACGGACTGGAGATGGACGAGCGGACGATTCATAAATTCTCGCGCGTGGTGGATGTGGCATTGGTCGTGTTCCCTGCCTATCGGGATACTGAGGCTTCTGTACGCCATCTGGAAAAGCGCAAGGCTGATTTTCTGCGTTCGCTACAGAATAATGCTGAAAAAACCCAACTAATGCCGATTGAATCGCAACCTCATATAGACCATACGACAGCAAATTGCCTGTTGCGAGATCGATTTGTGACCATCTTAAGACTCAAAAGCTAACAGCTTCATGGAGCACATATATCTCATCAACATCTTAATCTGCGATAATTATAGATAGACTCTTATTATTTTTTAGATTTAAATAACTTGTCTTGAAAATACAGGTATGCTTTTATTCACTATCTTTGCAATGTGAATAACGATCTCTTACCTAATCAAAAAAATGAATCTCCCGTATCTTATGCATTAAGGCTGGGAGAAAAATACATGTCTACTGTTTCCAATGTATCTAAAAAGGGGAAAGGACAATTTTTTACACCGATTGAGATCGCGCAGTTTATGAGCGATCAAATATCTGTTGAGAAAAAGGATATTTCAATTTTAGATCCTGGTTGCGGTACCTGTGTATTGTCGTGCGCCTTGATAGAACGCTTGATTAAACAGCATATAGTACATAGAATACGATTAATCGGATATGAAACGGACTCAAACGTCATCCCATATACAAATCGGGTATTAGCATATTTAGCAGGGATATTAAAGACGCAGGGAATTGACTTTGAATATATCCTCTATGAAGATGATTTTATTCTGAAAAATTATAAAGCGCTTAATTTTTCACTTCCGAACATCAATGATGATTTGGAAAAATTCGATATTATAATATCGAATCCTCCTTATTTTAAGTTATCCAGTGAAGACAAGCGAGTTAGGGTTACACGTCAAGTTATTGACGGACAACCTAATATATATTCTTTATTTATTGCTATTTCAGTAGGTCTATTGAACGAGGATGGAAATCTGATTTTTATTGTCCCGCGAAGTTTTACTTCAGGACGATATTTTAGACTTTTCAGAGAGTATTTTTTAGCTAAAATAGAAATTTCTTTTATCCACTTATTCAACACCCGGAAAAGTACCTTTGCAAGAGATAATGTTTTGCAAGAGACCATTATAATTAAAGGTTTCCGGCGGCGTCAAATAACATTCGATAGTGAAATTTGCATTTCATATAGCGAGGGTATTAACGATCTGAATTCTACCAAGCAAAAGGTATATTCATATCCTGATATAGTAAATATTGAATCCGTTGATAAAATAATTCATATACCGATAAATTCTCGAGAAGAAACTATCATTAAACTGTTTAAATCATGGAGTGGTAGCCTACAAAAATATAACATTCAAATATCCACGGGGCCCGTTGTAGCATTTCGTTTGGAGGGTAGTTTGTGTGAAACCGCTAAAGACGCTAATGTCGCGCCTTTATATTGGCTTCATAATGTTATAAAGATGCTGGTTGATCATCCGGTTTATAACAAAGGGAAAAAACAATATATCACTATATCTGCACTAACACCCCGAGCGCTCATCCCCAATCGCAATTATGTTTTCTTACGGCGTTTCAGTTCTAAAGATGATAAAAGTAGATTGATTGCTGCTCCATATCTCTGCAATTCGACCAAATCAAAGTATATTGGTGTAGAGAATAAATTAAATTACATTTACAGACCCAAAGGTCATTTGAATCGAGCTGAAGTTATTGGAATATCAGCTCTATTGAATAGTGATTTATTCGACACCTATTTTAGAACTTTCAATGGAAATGTCAATGTGAGTGCAACGGAACTGAGAGGTATGCCATTACCTGATTTAGAAATAATAAAATCTATCGGAGAAAGAATGATACTGAAAAATAATTTCTCAATTGAAAATGTAAACGAAGTAGTTAATAGTTATTTTTTTGTTGATTAACATGGGTAAGATTGACGAAGCTCAAGCTATTTTGAAAGCGCTTGGTTTGCCGGACGCTCAACAAAATAAAATGTCTGCATTGACATTCCTTGCGTTATGCAACATTAGAGAGGAAAATAATTGGATTGATGCTACCCATAAAAGTATGGGAGTAACAAAAGGCATTATGTCTTTTATAAATTCAAATTACATGCATGACTTGCCATACGCTCCCAATACAAGAGAGACCGTTCGTAGACAAGTCTTACATCAATTCGTGCAAGCTGGAATAGTCGCCTATAATCCTGATAACCCAAATCTTCCAGTTAATAGTCCTCTTGCTCATTATGCTATTAGCGAAGAAGCATTTGATGTTATTCGAACGTTTGGACAAGAGGATTGGAATGAAAAATTGGAATCATTTATCCAACAATGCGGTAAATTAAGGGACAAATATGATAAGGAGCGAGATTTAAAAAAAATTCCTGTTATCATTGAGGGTGTAGAATATAAACTCTCCGCCGGCAAACACAATATAGTTCAGGCCAGTGTTATAAATGAATTTGCCCCTCGATTTGCTCCAGGAGCAAAAGTGCTGTATATTGGGGATACAGAGAATAAAGATTTGCATGTAGATAAAGACAGTTTAACAAAGATCGGTATTCATATTACAGAGCATAGCAAACTTCCTGATATAATTATTTATGATGAGGTTAAGGAGTGGTTGTTCTTAATAGAGGTAGTAACATCTCATGGCCCTGTTTCTCCTAAGCGTATGCTTGAGTTGGAGGAGTTTCTAAAGGATTGTAAAGTAAGCAAAATATATGTTACAGCATTCCCGGATCGAACGGAATTGAGAAAGCATATTGCCGAAATTGCATGGGAAACAGAAGTTTGGCTTGCCGAGAATCCTGATCATATGGTACATTTCAATGGGGATCGATTTATAGGCCCTCGATAAAAGACATTAATAATAGGCAGTATTTAAATAATTCGCTACTGTTTCCAAAGAGTGTAAACAAATATGTTTACACTCTTTTTTTTAGAACCATTTTAAGCAATCATGACTCCATATGTGACAAAGTTTACCCAATAGGTACACTCGCAGGCTTATGTTTGCTCTCAGAAATTAAAAATTCAAGTTTATGAGCAAACTGAAAACTTTACGCGAGGCACGCGCTTCGGTCTTCAAGCAGATCGACGAGCTGCGCACGGCGACCGATGGCCGAGAGATGACTGCCGAGGAGGAGTCCCGCTGGCAGCAGCTTCTTGCGGACTACGACAAAACGGATAAGGCCGTCGAGAGCGAAGAGCGCTTCGCGGAGATCGAACGCAACCAAGCTGCGCAGCAGATCGAACAGCGCACTCCTTCGCCGGCTACCGACTCCAAGCAGCAGGACGAATATCGCTCCGCATTTAAGGACTACCTGTTGCGCGGGGCCACAGGCATCTCGGCCGAGAGCCGTACATTATTCGAGCAGCGTGCCGGCATCACGGGACTTACGGCGGGCGTGATCGTCCCGGAGACGTTGGCCGATAATATCGAAATCGCCCTGAAAGCCTACGGCGGAATGTTCGAGGCCGGGACGCTGCTTACCACGAGCAAAGGGGGCGATCTGATTATGCCGACGGTGAACAATACCGATGCGAAGGCTACGGTCGTGGCCGAGTACAACCAGTCGACCAAGTCGGCTCCGTCGTTCGGCTCCGAAATCCTCAAGGCATACACCTACCGTACCCCGATTGTTCCCGTGTCGATGGAACTGCTCCAGGACTCGGCCTTCGATCTGGAGTCGCTGCTCTCGAATCTGCTTGCGGAGAGTTTCGGGCGCGGCATCAACGCGGACCTTACCATCGGCAGCGGTACGGGCAAGCCGAAGGGCATCGTCAACTGGGCGACGGCCTCGGATGCCAAACCTGCGGCGACGGCCATCACCTTAGACGACATCATCGACCTGATCCGGGGCGTGGACTCGGCGTATGCCCAGCGGGGCAAGTTCATGTTTAACCGCAACACGTTGTGGTCGCTCGTTAAGATCAAAGACACCACGGGCCGCTACATCTGGCAGGAGGGTGCGAAGGACGGTACGCCGCCGACACTGTTCGGTAAGAACTACATCCTCAACGACGACATCGACGACATCGCAGCCGGCAAAGCCTCGGTGCTCTTTGGGGACCTCTCGAAGTACAAGATCCGTATGGTCAAGTCGTTCCGCGTGATCCGCCTGAACGAACTCTTGGCCGAGTACCTCTCCATCGGACTGTTCGGCTTCGCCCGTATGGACGGCATCCTCCTCGACGCCGGAACGCATCCGGTCCACAAGTTGGTACACAAGGCTTCGTAGCTTATGAAAGTAATCGAGATCCGGGAGTTGCCGATTACGCTGGAGCTTGCCAAGCAACACCTGCGAGTAGGCAGCGCCACCTATGATGACATGTTAATCGCTGCAAAACTCGACATGGCTGTTGCTGTGGCCGAGGACAGGACGGGCCGGATCATCCGGGAGAAGAAGGTGTCGTTCGACGTGCTGATGCCCACCGACGCTCCCATCGTCCGCCTGCCTGTTCCTACGACGCAGATCGAGCGGCTCGCCGTATCTCATTCTTCGATCCCCGAAAAGGATTACACGCTTTTAGAGGACGACTATGAACCGCTCCTCGTCACCGAGCCGCAGTATAGCGGTGAGAAGATTACGGTAACGGCCATCGTCGGCTATAACAAAGACAATATTCCTCCGGCGATCAAGGCGGCGATTCTGTTGACGCTGGGTACGCTCTACGATAACGAATCGGACAATCTCGTCGGCCGTTCGGTTTCGGAACTCTCCCTTACGGCGGATAAACTGCTCCAGCCGTGGCGGGTAACTCCCTACGGTCATGTTTGATCGACGTATCGAAATCCTCGGATACACCGAGGAGCGGGACGACTACAACGAACTCGTCCGGTCACTGGTACGGATAGCAGTCTGTTTCGCCCAGCGTACCGAGAGCGGCGGCCGCGAAAACCTCTATGCCGGGCGTATCGTCCATGAGAATGAGGTGGTTTACACCATCCGCTTTCGAGAGGGCCTGCGGGCCGGGCAGATGATCCGCGATGAAGAGCGCCTGCGCAAGATCATCTCCATCCATGAGGAGGGCCGCCGGGGGCGGGCGCACCCGGAAAGGACGAAGAGCGGTGCGGGAGAGCCCTCCGGGCCGGACGTAACCGTCCTTCAAAACTCCGGATGCCGATGCTGACCATCAAAGTCGAGGGTTATGCCGACGCCAAGCGGATTCTGGATGAACTGCCCAACACGATGCAAAAGCGGATGCTCAACACGGCGCTGCGGATGTCGGCCAAGCCGATGCTCCAATCCGTCAAAGGCAAAGTTCCGGTGCGGAGCGGACGACTCAAGAAGCAGCTGCGCATTGTCCGTTACAAAGACCGGAACGCTCCCAAGTCGGAGGTTTCGATAGCCCTCAAGTCGGTCTTCGAACGCACGAAAAAGAAGGGAGCGATCAACGAATACTACGGCAAGTTCATCCACGAAGGGACGAAGGATCTGCGCACCTCGAAGAAGGGCAAGTTGCTGGTCTTTGAAAACGAGCAGGGCGAGAAAGTTTTTACCCGCAGCGTCAAAGGGATCAAGGCTACACCCTTTCTGGAACAAGCATATACGCAGGATTCGGAACGCACGATCACTTTGTTCGGCGATGCGTTGGCGGCTGCTGTCGAGAAGTTCGTTGCGAAAAACTTTAAACCTGTAACCAAATGACGGATTTCAAAAAAGAGCTAATCTCTATCCTCGAACACGAGATTTCCGAACTGCGGGATAAGATTCAGGCCGGCGCGGTGGATGAACGGACAGCCGCACCCTTCGCAGCCTTCTCCACCCCGGAGGAGACGCCCGTAAGAACAATGCACGGTATCGCGGGGTTTGTGACCACATTCGAAATCACGGTGTACGATAAGCGGGTCGCCGATGTCGAGAAGCTCAAGCATCGCATCATCGCCGCTCTCGAAGGGCAGGTGCTGACGGAACGGCGCTGTTCGTTCAAATCCGCCTCAACGGACTACTATCCCGATTATGATATTCACGGGGTGTCGCTCACTTTTCGCATTGTATAACATTCAATAAACAACAACATGGCAGAAACATTCGGCAACAAACGAGTCATTCAGGGCGAGGATATTATCCTCCTTGTAGACGAAAAGACCACGCTCCATGCCACGACGCACACGCTGAAGGTCGACCTCGAATTGAAGGAGCTGCGTACCAAAGATACCAACGGCAAAGAGAAAGCTCCGGGCGACATCTCGTGGTCGGTGGACGGCGACGGATTGGTGGTCGTGGACGACAGCATCCAGAACGCGCACTCCCCGGAAGATGTCCTGGCTTTGGTGCTGGGTAAAAAGGTCGTCGACGTGGTCATCAAGTCGCCGTTGGCGGGTCTTACGAAGATGTATTCGGGCAAAGCGTACATCACCACCTTCTCCCTGGCTACACCTGCGGGCGACAATGCCACTTACAACTATTCGCTCACCGGCAGCGGAAATCTCGAACAAACCGAGAGCAATGCCAAGCTCGCTTGAGCATTACCGAGGCACGGAAGAGGAAGGCCGAAGGCCAACCTCGCTGCCGCAGAACCATCCGAAAAGTAAGATCGATTATGAAAGAGATTACCATTCAGGGCCAGCCGTGCCCGATCCATTTCGGCCTGCGGGCCGTGAACGAGTTTACCAAGATGCAAGGAGGGGACTTCGGGCAAACGGTCGGTACGACCGAAGCCCTCGGCTCGCTCGACAGCATCGTTTCGCTGACTGTCACGGGCCTCAACGAAGGAGCGCGGCGGACTTCTTCCGACCGCCGCTATACCGAGGACGAGGTGTGGGATATCTTCGACGAGGAGCCGCAACTGATCCTTACGGTCTCGGAAATCTTTATGGAGGCCATTTCGCCCCTGACCGATAAGTTGGGTGAGCTGGCAAAAAACGGGAAAAGCCCGACGAAGGGGAGCCGCAAGCGGTGACCTATGAGCGATGGTTCGCCATCGCCGTCGGGCAGATGCACCTTGCCCCGGAAGCATTCGAGGGTATGACCCCAGCCGAGTTTATTTACGCATGGTTGGGTTGGTCGGAAATAGAACAATCCCGGATACGTCAGGCTTGGGAGCGAGAACGGTGGGCGGTGTGGGTTGCAACCTGCATCCAGTTAGACAAGAAAGACCGCCAGCCTATGACCGAAATGTTCCCGCTGCCGTGGGAGGGGCCGAAAACACTTCCAGCGAAAGAACCTACCATGCAGGAGCGATTACAACGAATCAAAAAATTGAAAGCATGTATAAAACCTCAACCCTGATCGCTGTGCTGACATTGGCCTGTGCCTGCTCTCCGTTACGCAAGACACAGACGGTAGAGCACGAGCAGACTGAAATATCCGATACCGCGCTCACGGAATCGATCCGCCGGGAGATCGAACACCGCTTCGGTACGCTGCGGCAGACCGTCGTGGAGTTCTATCCTCCGGCGGAGATTCCGCCACCACCCGATCCCGCGGACCTGTCCGATACCCTCAAAGCCGTGCTGCCGCCGCCGAAGATTCCGGCTCGCCAGCCTGTCAAGCGGATCACCTATACCGAAGCATCAATGCAGAACGACAGGACAACGCTGACGGACAGCATTTCCCGCAGCCGCATCAACACCGCCGCCCGCAGTGATACGCAGACCGTCACTGAAGAGAAACCGTCGAGCGGAGTGGTATGGCTCAAGTGGGCCGCATTGCTCGCCGGCCTGCTGCTTCTGATTCTATTACTCATTAAAATATTTTAACTCCCAATGGCAAAATCCCAATTTAAAACTCCGATCTCCTACTATGGCGGTAAGCAGATGCTGCTGAAGCATATCCTGCCGCTCATCCCCGAACATACGCTCTATACCGAAGCCTTCTGCGGCGGGTGCTCGGTACTCTTCGCCAAGCAGCCCGTCCAATGCGAGGTCATCAACGACACGAACACCGAACTGATCAACTTTTACCGGATAGCCCAAACGCAGTATCCAGCCCTGAAGGAACTGATCGAAGCCTCGCTCCACAGCCGCGAGATTCATGCACACGCTCGGCATATCAACTCTCATCCATCGTTCTTCTCACCCGTCGAGCGGGCATGGGCCGTGTGGGTCTGCACGAAATTGGGCTTCGCGTCGATGATCGACGGGACGTTCGGCTACGACCGCAGCGGCACGACGACCCAGAAATTCCGCAACGCGAAGGAAGCCTTCACCGAGGAGCTGTGCGGCCGCCTTGACCATGTGACCATCGAATGCGAGGATGGTATCGGTCTGATCCGGCGTTACGATTGCGAAGGGGCCTTCCATTTCGTGGATCCCCCGTATGTCGGCTCCGACTGCGGCCACTACAACGGGACGTTCGACGAAGCCGACTTCGAAAGGCTGCTCGCCGTCCTCGCCGAGGTCAAAGGCAAGTTCATGCTGACGATGTTCCCGCATCCGGCTATCGAGAAATACGCTGCCGAACGCGGCTGGCATATTCACCGCCTCGACCGCACGATCACCGCTTCCAAAGTCTCCCGCCGCAAACAGGAGGAGTGGATAACCACGAACTACTAATTAGGATGGAGTTAAATATAATACATAACACGGATGCGTTGTCGGGGCTGCGGATGCTACCGGATGAATCGGTCGACTGCATCGTCACGTCGCCTCCCTACTGGCAGATGCGCGACTATGGTCTCGCTCCGATCCGCTGGGGCGGGGATGAGGGATGCGAACACGCATACGACGCATATGGATTCTGCATGCGCTGCGGCGGCTGGCTGGGGCAGTTGGGACAGGAACCGACACGCGATGATTTCATCGCGCATCTCTGCCTGATCTTCGATGAATGCTGCCGGGTGCTCAAACCCACCGGCACGCTATGGATCAACTTGGGCGATTCGTACAGCAAGCCCTACAAGTACAACGCGCGGCAGGATCCCAAGTGGTATGCCCATGCTAAAAACGACAATTGCTTGATAGATATGCATGTCGATAAAGCACGTCACCGGATTCCCTCGAAGTCGCTGTGCAACATTCCGAACAAATTTGCCGACGAGATGATCCTTCGGGGATGGCTGCTGCGCAATGAGATCATCTGGCATAAGCCGGCCTGTATGCCGGCAAGTGTGCGGGACCGCTTTACGGTGGATTTCGAGAAGCTCTTTTTCTTTGCTAAAAACACGCACTACTACTTCAACCAGCAATTCGAACCGTATGCCGAAGCAACGCTCGTTCGTTACAAAACGCCCATGACTTTGAACGGCAAAGGCGCGGAGTACCGCCGCATCAGCGGCCGGCCGAAAGGCATGATCGAAGCGGATCCGCGCGGACGCAATATGCGCTGCGTATGGCGCGTGCCCTATGAACCGAGCAAGGAGGCGCACTTCGCTATGTATCCCTCGCGGCTGGTCGAGACGCCGGTCAATGCCGGATGTCCCGAAGGCGGTATCGTCCTCGACCCGTTTATGGGCAGCGGTACGACGGCCGTGGTCGCCCGGCGGCTGGGGCGGAAATACATCGGTTTCGAACCCAACGAGGAATATGCTGCGATATGCTGTAAACGACTGAAACGAAGTGAATTATTTGCGTAAAACAGTTGCGAAAAGACTTGCGTGTTTTCAAAAGTGATGTTATGTTTGTCGTACAATAAAACGCTGTATAACAAATAATTAAAACGCAAAACCATGACACGCAAAGAGAATTTACTAAAGGAGGTTTACAATCTACAAAATCAAATTAATGAAATCAATGGTACTGAGCAAAAAGATGTTGAGGCTTATGCCAGTACGTGGCAGTTTGTACGCGAACTCAAACAATGGAAAATCAATGAACTTGAGCAGCGCATCAACAACCTCGACAAAGAATATCAGACAGCCGTTGGCAAGAAAGCACAAGAGATGCTGCGCGACGCTTACTTTGCTACGCCGGAAGGCGCGGCCCATAAGGTACGGCTCGAAACGGCCATCGAAGCCAAAATCAAGGAGTGGGAACAGACAGAACAACGCTCAATCATGGAAATCGAGCGTTGCATCCAGCAGCTTCTCGGTATGCATTGGGGCATAATAGACTGTAAGCAGGGATACCTGAATATCGGGGTTATCGATGCGGCCAAATCCACCGCAGAACAGCGTGAGTTCTTCTTTGGTCAGCACATTGAAATCTACTACAATGAAAACTGCTACTTATCTGGTAGGGAGCGTTTCGAGAGCAACTGCTGCACGGCAGGTTCATATTCGATGACGGGCGGCACTACGGTTGGTGAGCGGGCGATGTTCTATGTCGGGATCGGCAAACTTTACGGCGATGCGGAGACGGTCGAGTGTCTGCGCATAAAAATGCGTGACATGGCCCGGGAGATCGACCGCCTCGGCAAAGAACTGGATGAACTGCGGGCCGAACTGAAGAATCCGATCAAAAAGCAGGAGGAATAATAACCTCTGCTCCGCTTTGCGGAACCGGCCTTTATAAAAGCCGGTTTTGCTCGTTCTAATCGCGTAATCGGTTGAATATAAATGTAGTAAACATTCGAAAAAGACTTGCATGTTCCAGAAAGTAATGCCATCTTTGTCGTGCAATAAATGATTGAATAATAGACGATTAAACAAGACACATCATGAATGCGACAGAGATTAAAAAGGAGATGATCACGATGGCCTTGCCGATCATGACGGCTTTTCAGACGGATATGGTTTACGACTTCGAGTCGATCGACAAGATGCAACCGGGCGACACGGCCTACTGGGTATTCGAAAGACCGGAACGCACTTCACTACGGATACGCAGCGACTCGAAGGTTACCGTCCATACGCGGCGACGATCTTCATCGTCCGCTTCGAAAACGGATCGTATTCCCTACGTCCCGAATGAACCCGATCGACAGTAAATTATCACTTAACAAATTGCAAGATGATGTACGATAGGATGATCGAAGAATACCGGCAGAAGCGTGACGAGTATTGTGCGGAACGTGACGAGATGATTCGCAATGGCAGCTATGGTACGGCCTTGCAGATCGTGAACACCAAAATTCAGATGTGCGGCGGATTCATCGCCTGCCTTCAACGCTGCCGGCAGCAGGAGACCGAACTCGAAGAGGAGAATCGGCGCATACAGGCGGAGGAGGCACAGCAGCAATGAAAACCGAATACGCAGGCGTCAAGGTGGGGGATCGTATCCGTATCCTCCACCTTCGAGACGAGAATGGACGCTACGACGGACGTGAAGGTACGGTCGAGTTCATCGACGACATCGGCCAGTTGCACGGCACATGGGGAGGGCTGGCCGTCATCCCCGGAGTCGTTTCATTTAAGGTTGTGAGGAATGCGTAAATAGTTGAAAATAAATGCGATAAACATTCGAATTGACTTGCATGTTTCAGAAAGTGATGCCATCTTTGTAATACGATAAACAACTAAAACAGAGTATATTATGAGAAAGACAGTCGTTGTGAATGGAGAGCGCCGCCAGGTGGAATTCGAGTATCGGATTATCGACAGATTGATTAGCCGCCAAAAGTGCAAGCGTTACGACAAACGATGGGGCTGGATCGAGGTAGATACCTGCTATCATGAGGCGGTGGCAGTAATCGACGGTGTGGAATATCCGAGCACACGGCGCTGGCATACCGAAGGGGGCCGGTATTCGGAGCAGTTCTCCTACAACGGACACTTCTTCGATTCGCACAAGAAGATGATCGAAAAAATCCTCGCATCGGCAAATGACAAAGAGAACACCTGCACCGTACCGGCCCCGAACGATACGGAGGCGAAATTCAGGCAGGGGCAATGGGTGCGCGTCCGGAGGAAGAACGGGACGATTACGGAAGGGACGATCAGGGATTGGGACTACAACTGCTGCACGTTCGAGCGGGAGTACAGCCTCGACCAACAGAAAGACGGCCGGCAATGGACGATGATCGGTATTCCCGAAGCAAATATCGAAGCTGTCCAATAGCGGGTATAAGGCGAGTGTAGCAGGCTTCGACGAGAGCCTGCTGCACTCACTTTAACTGTTTAAATTATTGATAATAAGTGCGATAATAGTTGCTAAATGACTTGCGTGTTCCGAACGATTGTGTTACCTTAGACATACAATAAAGCACTGAATAAAAGCAATTTAAAGGCACAACGACATGAAAAGAGAGCAAGCCCTTCGGATCGCAAAAGTCCTCGTAGCGCAGACTTCGGACATTGAGATCGCCAATATCGAGGTCAAGAGTATGGAGCCCGCAGGTGGACGGATCACGGTTGCCATCGAAGCCGTAAGCAAGGAGGAGGAGAGCGATCGCTACGAGGTCGAAATCGAGCCGATAACGAATGCCGTAACCCTGAAAAAGATCAAAGGCACGTATTCGCTCGGTGACTACCTGAACGAGCCGACGCTCCTCTCACAGCTCAAATCCGGCCAGCTTTTCAAACTGAAGTACGACTGTGTGGTCTATGAATACTACCGCACCGTACAAGACCGCAGCGGTCGAACGGTTTTCACCTTCTCGCGTCAGGGACACCACGACCTTTCGACTTTGACACACGATGTCGAGGTTTTCCCGATAGCGTAAATATTCCGATAACCCGCTCCGATTCGGTCGGAGCAGGCATTTCAAACGATACCGCCATGAAAATCAATATCACCAAAGCCGGAACCTATACAATTACCGGACTTACGAGAACCGACTACCGCACTATCGGCTATATTCTGCGCGTAGCCAACGACCGCTGCTTCGGCGAGCAGGACGAAGACGGCAACTACTACAGCAACGACGACTTCGTCTGCTCGCTCGACGAGGAGGAGCGAGAAGCGTTGCGCCGGATTTGCGATGCGCTTTAATGTGAATATAATACGTTGATATTCTTTGAATTAAGTCGAAGAATAACTTGCATGTTCCGAACAGTGATGTTATCTTAGATTCGTAATAAAGAACTGATAACAAATGATTTAAAAGACAAGATCATGAAACGGGAGATCGAAAAGTTTTTGGAGCAGTTTCCGACCGACGCTACGAGTTGGGCACAGGCTACCGATGAGGTGCGGGAGTTAGCCCGGTTTGCAAGAGAGCATTTGGAGGAGTACGACGGAGTGATCGTCGAGGCGGTGGATTTTCGTCACGCCAAGACCCCTGCCGAGTGGAACACCAAAGGGCGAGCGTTTATCCTCGACTGCTTCGACCGGATGGAGGAGCATACCCGCAAAGCCTACTACGAAAAGTTCCGCGCTTATTTCGGACAAGAGGAAGAGTAACCCGAACACTCTTCCTACCTTCGGGTGGGGAGGTATTTTCAATACGATGACACAGGAGCAACTTTTAGAGGCCGTTCGCTCCTTTTTCAAACAGGCGACAAGACTCGATGCCCGATATGTCCGGCCGACGCTGGAACGGACCGATGCCCATTATCGCACGGCAACCATCTCCCTCCGATACGGAGCACGGGAGTTTCGGGTGGAGATCGACCGTTGCCGCAATACGATCCGGTTGTCGGAGATTGCCGTTCGCCGACGATTCGGGCTCGACAGCTGCAACCCCCTGAATGGTTTTACCATGCGAGAGGTAGAGCATGTACGGCTGCTGCACACCCACCGTTTGGATCGATATCTGCTGTCAAAGAACAACCTCGATAAAAACGAATAATTGTCTGAAAATCTTTGAATTATGTCTCTGAATGACTTGCGTATTCCGAATAGTGATGTTATCTTAGACTCGTAATAAAGAACTGAATAACAGTAGTTTGAAAAGCAATATGGAAAGCGCGAAGAGACAGAAAAAGAGCATCGATGCCGAGATCGACCGCCTTGAGGCCGCCTTCGAAAAGAACCGTCAGGAGATGCTCCGGTTGGCCGATGAGAACAAACGCACGAGCGGCCGCTACGGAGAACTTTTGGAGGACAACCACCGGATCAACGACCGCATCCGCACCCTGCTGGAGCAGTTGTGGAAATTAGACGAAAAATAAGATAACCCGTAAAAACAGGATTATGAGCACAGGAGCAAGAATAGGAGTTCAAATGACAGACGGTACAATCAAGAGTGCGCACGTTTGGCGAGACGGGTATCCCGACACATTGGGAGTGACGTTGGCCGAGCACTATGACTCGCAGGAGGCTGCCACGGCATTGATCGCTCTCGGGGACTTGATCGATGTCATGGAGCGCCTCGACAAGTGCCGCGTCGAAGAGAATACGGAACCGAGGATGTACAAGACCTTCGCCGCTTATCAGCGAGAGCGGGAGGACGACATCCGTTACAAATATATTTTCCGCGACGGGAAGTGGGAGTATCGGGAGGTCGGCGTATAGCTGACTTCCTTTTGAACGAATCGCTCCGATGCTCGACTAAAATAGATGGCTTAGGCAAACCGACATTGACAGGTCGCTCTTCGGGGCGGCCTTTTCTATTCCTCCGGTCGAACCATTCGTCGGTTTATGAGGCGAATCGGATTTATTGATTATATTTGCATCATATTTGGTGGTGTAATCAAATATGTAAAGTGGTATAATATGGATCGGATAACCGGATTATTCCAGCAATGGCAGCAGGCCCAGCCCCTCGAAGAGGATGTTCGTAATCGATTAGAGCGACAGTTTCGTGTGGATTTCAACTTCAACTCCAACCATCTGGAGGGGAACACGCTGACCTATGGCCAGACGCAATTGCTTTTCATGTTCGGCGAAACGTCGGGCAATGCCCCTCTGAAGGACTACGAAGAGATGAAGGCCCACAATGTAGGGCTTGAGATGCTGCGGCAGCAGGCACAAGATAAGCAACGCCCGCTGACCGAAGGCTTCATCCGGGAGTTGAATCGGGTGATTCTGGTTCAGGACTATTGGAAAGATGCCGTGACTCCATCCGGCAGCCGAACGCGGATGCAAGTCAAGGTCGGCGAGTATAAGACCCGTCCCAATTCGGTGATTACGACGACAGGTGAGACGTTCCACTATGCGGCTGTTGAGGAGATGCCGGCATTTATGAGCAGCTTGGTAAGGTGGTACAATGCGCAGGAGAAAGCCGGTACACTCTCCCCGATAGAGTTGGCGGCCCTGCTCCATTACCGTTATATCCGGATTCACCCTTTCGAGGACGGGAACGGGCGCATCGCCCGGCTATTGGTCAACTATGTGTTGCTGCGACATGGTTATCCGATGATCGTCATTCAAACTGCCGATAAACAGAGTTACTCGCGGATTCTGCATCAATGCGATGTTGAGGTCGGTTTGACGCCATCGGATGGTGCTAATGCTTCCGTGGGACAGATCACTCCCTTTGTCGATTATATCGGCGGGATCGTCGAGGACACCCTGCAATACGATCTGAATGTGATAGCGGGAAAGAAAGGTGGTGCAATCGCAAGTAAGTGGTGGTATAATGGCGAGCAGGTTACGATTAAGAACGAATCGCAGACGATCATTCTCGAAACGATGATCGCCAAGCCCACGGTCTCCATTGCGCAAATGACCCGGCTTATCGGAATCAACTATTCGGCCGTTCAACGGAACATCGACAGTCTGCGGGTCAAAGGCTATCTGGAGCGTATCGGCGGTACGCGCGGCAAGTGGCGCGTGAATTTGAAGCGAGAATGAAAAGAAAGAGGCCGATAACTATGCTATCGGCCTCTTTTGCGGTTAAATTATTAGAATCAGGTCAGCGTCCATCCCTTATCGGTCGCAATAGCCTGCTGTGTCGCAGAGAGCTTGGCGCGATTCTTCGATCCGATATTGCAGGTCAGATCCGTCACGCCGTCCTTGAGGGCATTCAGGAGCGACAGCAGCGATGCCACCGAGAGTTTCGGGCAGCCGTTCATCGCAACGTCTACGCTGATCGTGCCGGCGAACGACACCTCCTCCAATGCGGTGCATGCGACGAATGTCGAATCGATCTGCGACCGCACGCGGCTGAAGTCGAGCACCCCGCCGATCCGCCGCAGGCTCTTGCAGCCGTGGAACAGCTCTGAAGCCGACGTAATCTGTGAGGTATCCAATCCTCCGATTTCTGTCAGATTGGAACATCCATAAAAAGCATACATCATATTCGTGACCTTCGCCGTATCGAGCGTCGGCACGCTCTCCAGCGCCGTGCAGCCATAACACATTTGGTACATGGAATCGAATGCTGCCGTGTCGAAGGTCGGGAATACCGTCATCGTCGTATTGCCCCGGAAAAGCTGGTATCCGTTGCGGATCTGATTCATGCCGCTCGTACTGTCTATCAGAGCGGCCTTCCCGATAAGCGCCGCCAGCGTATCGTCCGTCGAAGCATCGACGCCCTTTTCGCGGAGCGTCGTCGCAAGCTGTGTGCGCAGGGCTGCTAAGCGCAGCACCGATGCTGAAAATGTCGTGGCCATACGTTTATCCGATAATTTGTTCGAGAGCTTCCCGAATACCCGTCAGACCGAGCGAGGAGGCCATAGCCGTAACGAGTGTCGAGTAACTCACGGCGGCTCCCGCGCCGTTGCGGTCGATTTCGATAAGGTCCGTCGACGCAAGGGTCGAGACCTTTTTCAGTTCGGCAATCGTAATGCCGGTAGGAGTTGTGTCTGCCATAGTTATTCTTCTTCGTAAATTTTGAACTCGGTCATCAGTTGATAGGTGACATGCCAATAGCACTTGTCGGAATAGATCGACGGCACGGCCAATAACTGCATCACACCGCCATAGGTTCTGATACGCGGGGTGCGTTCGAAACCGTATATTCCTTTCTTGAGTATCGAGAAGATCCCTGACTGCGGGTCGTCTGCCGCAATGATGAGATCCGCCGAAGAGCGTGTGCGAACCGGGCAGTCATACAGGTTGATGACGCTGCCGACATAATCCGCGCTGCTCGGAAGATTCAGCCAGATGAGAAAATCGCCATATCGGTCACCATTGGTAATCAAGTTGAAATTCCGGTTGACGGTGTATTTGCGTGTGGTCGTATTGAAATCCGTACCTTCTTCGTCGAGCCTTTTGAACAACACCTTGGAATACCCGCTGAAGATGCCGCTCGACATCTCTACATGGCCGTCCTCATAAATTCGGGTAGCAGCATCTGCGGCATTGCGATGCCGTCGGCTCCGGCGAAGAACATCAGCTTGCCGTGTTTGGACGTAGGAACACCTTTGAGCGAACAGCCGGCTATACCCGCCACGACCTTCGTATCGCTCTCATCTTTCACGCCCACAAAGCCGGACAACACTACGCCGCTCCCGGCATCGATCTGCGTCGAGATGTCCTGAAAATTCTCCCGCAAATAACCCAATTCGCTGCCGGCAGCAGTCGCTTCGTCCAATACTGCAGCGATCGTCCGACGTGCTTCGTAGTAGGCTTCGATAGCAGCGAAATCCTTGTTGATGGGAATAAATTCCGGCTCCGGTTGTGTGTATTTTCCGATAGCAGCCACGGCTAACAGATAAGCCGTTTCGTAGGCTATCCAATCGTCGTTGAGGGTGCGCAGGATCCGCCGTTTGCCGCCGAGCAAGAGTTGTTTCCCCTGAATATAGCGATAATGCGCCGTAGCGATGTTTCGCAGGGCGCTGTCACGGAACTGTTCGTACTCGGTCTGAATATCCTGAAGCCGCTCGTGTAGAAACGATTTCTCCACGGGCGAAACATACTCGTCGGAATTGATGCGGCCGAGGGTTTCCAATGTGTCGGTAATGGTCTGCATCAGGGCTTCGAAATCCGTTCCGGCATCGGGCTTCGCAGGGTCGATCCGTCCGAAACGCAGCACCCCGTCCCGAAAGCTCACGCCGCAGCCGGTCGTCCGGTTGAAAAGCTGCATATTGCCCGTTTCGGAATCGAACCACGAATCACCTGCTTTGTCGGAGAGATAGCCCGTAAGGTAGATGTTTTTCAGATAGGCCGAATAGCCCGTCATGTCGAGACCGTGCTTGGTAAGATTGGATAGATCCCCGAACTGCGCCGCAATATTTTCTATACCGATCGTCCAGGAGTTCATCCCCACGAGGAATCGCTGGTAGGTGCGCGTTTCATAACGGGAACTCTGGCGCAAAGTATCGGTCTTGTTGCCGAACGCAACGAACGTCATCGCCGCCTGCGGATGATAAGGATAGCCCTCACGCAACTCGTATCTCCACTCGCCGTAGGTTTGCGGGTTGAGGCATTCGGTCAGACGAAAGTAGCAGGTTGTGAATCCGGCATAGGTGCGGTTCCCGAAACTGTCGTCCGAATCGACGGTGTTATCGCTCGACTCATCCATCGCCGCGTTGAGGAATACACCCATACAGAGGTCGTTCTCGCGCAGCGTGCCGACTTCGCCCGCCTCCAACTGCACGACCAGCGTTCCGTTTTCCGGAGATACCGCCTCGACGACTCCGCTGCCCGGAGCCGACCATTTGTCGCCCACAACGGTTTCGACGCGGTTATAGCGGTATTCGGGGACTTCGAGGGATTCCTCCAACTGAAGCCGCCGCAGGTAGGTCGTGCCCAACACCGAAAGATCGCCCGCAATCGCCCCGCCCTTCTTGTCGAGTTTTTTGTCCAGCTCTCCGGTAAGTCCCGTGACATCGGCTACGGCGTGCGTATGCTTCTTGGGAGCCATTATGCCCTTGATCTCCTGGCCGGATACCTTCATCGACGCGGCGGCCGTCGGGACATCCACGATGAATTCGAACTTGTCGAACTCCTCCAACTGTCCCACGGCACTCGCAAGGTCTTTGATCCGTACTTCGTCCATGTTTTTTATTCCTCGGCGGTGAAATTATAAAGACTATTGCTATCTTTATGGAAACAAAGTCGCATATAAAACATCTGCTATGGAAAAGCAACAACATCCTATAGTTTTTATATCATATTCTCACGATACTGACGATCATAAAGCATGGGTGCGTAAACTTGCAGACTATTTATGTCGTCACGGTGTCGATATCATATTGGATCAATTCGATATGCGTCTTGGAGGAGATTTACCTTTTTTCATGGAACAAGGATTATCCAATTCGCAACTCGTATTGTGTGTTTGTAGTGATATATATGTTGAAAAAGCGAATGCGGGGAAAGGTGGCGCAGGGTATGAGAAAAAAATTATGTCTGCTGATTTAATGGCCGATGCTACCAAAGATTATATCATACCAATTAAGCGAAATAATAATAAAGGCAAAATGCCCACATTTTTAAGAGGAACATTATATATCGATTTTAATGACGATGCTGTATTTTTCTCAAAATACAGAGAATTATTGGAACGGATATATGATGAAGATACTAAGAAGAGACCTCCGTTAGGCGAAAACCCATTTAAACAAAAGAAAATATCTGAGCGAATCGCTACTAAATTGGAAATCGAGAAGGTCGAATATTATAATCCTTTATTGGTAGGTCATGTTTCTTTTGATTATAAGAAAAATAGCGGACATTATATAATCGGGACTGGAGAGTTTGCCTTCAATACTTATTGGAGCGAGTGTGGACATGATTCCATATATTGCTGTAGAGATTCTGTTAAAAGAATCGGATATAATCCAGATTTTACCGACTATCCTGATGCCGATGAAATAGAATCATTTGATTTCAGTTCAAGAGTAAGGACTATCCGAGTGGGACAAATTGTTGTGTTGGAGAATCATAACAATAAATTTGCGGCTATAAAAATTACCGAAATATTTCGCAATAATGCCGATATTAATCACCTGCTTAAATTCGACTACAAAATATATGAGGATTTGGAAATTGAGAACGCATAATTACCCTCCCAGCACATCGATCTTGAAGTTCTCCTTACCGAGGACATAGACCAAATCCCGACCCTTGGCCGTCAACTGACCGCCGAGGGTTATTTGTAGGTTTTGCTGGCCGCCGCCGGCCGGGAGCATCGCCTGCAATTTCGACAGCGGAGCGATGACCTCCGGGTCCGTCCCGGCATTGGGGTTGTCGCCGACCATCGCATAGGTCGGGCCATATACCAGTCCGCCTTTCGCCAATTTCGGGACACTCTTCTCGGCGTTTTTGTTGATGAGCGCTGTCATCACGGCTGCCGCCGCGACCATTGCCGCACCGATGGCGATCGCTGCCCACGGATTCCACAACACCGACTTCAGGGCCGATTTGAAAGCGATGATCATCACGCCGAACTCGATGAGTTGCGTACCGATCTGTTTGAGGAAGTTAGCAAACTGTTTGAGAATGGCCTTCAGCAGTCCGTCGAATCCCAAATCGCCTGCGATCATCTGGCCCAGCGCTTCAGCCGTCGCAGCGATCCCCTCGGCAAGAAACTGATTGACCGAGTTCTCGAAACCTTCGATTACCTGCCCGATGGTTTGCGACACATAAGTCAAAGCCTCGGAGAATTTCCAGCCCTTCGCTGTCAGGGCTTCCGTATAGTTGCCGACCAGTTCCTCGGTCTGCATCAGATTCTCCGACAGGAACGCACTCGTATCGTCCGCCCAGCCATAGATGCCCTCCCGCACGGATTCGTGGATGGCTTTCATTTGTTGCTGCATCTGCGATGCGATGGGCTTCAGGTCGGGCAGCTTGACTTTCCACTCCGGCAGCTCGATCTCCGTACCGGTAGGAATGATCGGCGCAAGGGGTTTACGGTTCAACTGCTCCGGCGTGATATTCTGGAGATCGTTCAACTCCTCTTTGAGTTTCTTGATCTCCGCATTGGCCGCAGCAATATCTTCGACGGTGGCATCGGGCAGCAGTTTCCTCTTTTCGAGGGCTTCGATCTGCGCTTGCAATTTGCCGATCAATCCCGTACTCTGCTCGGTCCGCGTATTGGCCTTCGTGATGGACTCGATCAGCTCCTCCGTCTGCCGGCGGGCCTGCTCCGCAACCTTATCCGCTTCAGCCTGCGCCTCGGCAGCCTTTTTCTCCGTTTCCTCCTTTTTCTTGATAGCGGCCGACAGCAGCTCGTACTCCTTGCGCAGGGGTGAGAGTTTGGATTCGTCGGGAATATGCTGAAAGGTAAATCCGGCAACGCGTCCGCCGAAGTTCGGCACGATCCGCCACTTGGTCGTCTGCTTGGCAATCTCTTTCTGTTTGGCCAGATTCTCGTCCAATTTGCGTTGCAACTCGTCGAGCGATTCCGTCTCGGCCATCTCGTCGATCATCTTCTGCTTCTGGAGCCGAGCGTATGCGAACGCTGCACCCAATGCGACGATGGCGGCCATAATCAATCCTACGGGCGAGAGCAGGGCCGTGAATCCCGCGGCCAGCATCGGCAGGACTTTGATCACGGCCCCGATGCCCAGCGACAGCGGCCCGACGGCGGCAGCCAGTCCTGCCACTACGACAATCACCTTTTTTGTCTCCGGCGACATGGACTGAAGCATAGTTACCACGACCATCAAGGCTTTCGATACTTTCGTGGCGAAGGGCATGATCGCTGCACCGATCTGCTCCAGAAAATCGCCCCATGCGTTCTTCAACTGCTGAATGGGGCCAAGCCCCGTCTTTGCGGCGGCTTCGGCCTGACCTCCGAATTTCTTTTCCAGTTCGTCGAGGATCATCGACTGCGCTTTGGCCACATCGCCTGTCTCGGCCAGTTTCTTGATCACCTCGGTCTGCTCCTTCGAGAAGGTGATGCCGGCACGGGACAGCGAGGAGAGTTTCGTCACGGGATCGCTCAACGCCTTTCCCAATTGCAGCGATGCCGATCCCAAATCCATTTCCAGCGCTGTGGAAAGGTCGAGAGCCAGCGCCTGCGTGCGTTTGAAGTTCTCGCCGGTAATATTGGTGAATGCCAATAGGCGGGCGGTGGATTTGTCGAGAATGGTCTCGTCCCCGAAAAGCGTCTTGCCCTGCAACTCGGAGGCGTAGGAGGCAAGTTGTTTGAAATTCAGACCTACGGCGTGGTTCGTAGTCTTGAGTGCCTGCTGCACCTTCGCTTCGGCCTTCGCCTGTACGTCGGCCAGGTGGAGCGACACCCCGCCCAACGCCGCAAGGGGAGCCGTCACCTTCAGCGACAGCTCCTTACCGACCGACGTGAGTTTCTTCGACAGCGAGCCGAGGCCCTTCTCGACCTGCTGCGCTTTCTGCTGGAACTCGTAACTGTCGGCTCCGATCTTGATCAGCAAATCGGCGATGCGGCGTGACATACGATTACCTTATTTGTATTATGCTTTATGCGTTATGAAGAGCGTCCAGCCGGCTTCGACATCCGGCAGCACGGCAGGCACTCCGTTTTCCATACGCGACATCGCCGCCACAACCGAAATCATCGTCTTACGGTCGTGCGTGTCGAGCGGCTTGTCGGCATCGATGCCCGACCACGCGGCAACCCGGCGGATGTAGTTTTCGGTATAGTTCTCCACTGGCGGAGCATAGCGCGTGATCATTTGCCGGATGGTGCGGTAGCCTTTGCGGGAATAGGAATCCAACAGCACGAACATCGCCCGGTAGCCCCACGCCATTGTCCGGAACTGTTTAAACGCCGTATCGCGCGAGGGCATAACTTCGCCCTGATACCGAGTGTTGGATTTGCGGATATTGCCCGGATTAAGATTCCGAAGTCCTCGACTCATTTTTCACCTCCTTTAAGACTTTTTTCAAAGGCTTTTCCTCCTTCTTGCGCGGCATAGTCGGTAACACCGTCTCTGCCCGCGCTTCGGGCGTCGGCTCTGTGTTTTTCGATCTCGGCACGCTTAATCAGCACGGGGCATTGTTCGGGCGGCATTTCGCATTTGTACGCTTGCCGAATTACGATGCGGCTGCGGTCGATCTCGACATCCTTGTGTTCGATGATGATTTCGAGTTTATCGACTTTCTCTTCGAGTTTCTCCACGCGGCCGTCCAGGCGCGTAATGTGTTCGGACTGCATAGCCACGATTTTCTCCGTATTGTCGATCTCGGCCGAATCCGCTTCGGCCTGTTCTTTCCGTCGCTTGGAGCGGAAGAACAGCAAGGTTCCCGCAAGCCCGCTGGCCAGCACGAAATTCAGGATGATGCTCAGGGTTTCCATTTTTTAGGGAATATATTTATAGATGGTTCGCTCGCGCACGATATACAACTCGCCGAGGATGTAATAGAGTCCCCGGATCATCTGGCCTGCACCGGCCTTGTTCTGCACCCCGTGCGTGGTGTTGTCGCGGAAATTCCAGACCGAGATAGCATCGTCGTAGCAATGTGCGAACTCGCTCATCGTATGGTCGGCATAGTCGGCGCAGCGTCCTGCACGGTGGATCAGCGTTCGTTCGGTGATCGAGTCGCGCCGGTAGATCAAAAACGCATCGTCGAGATTCACGCCGAGGTAACTGTCCGACACGGTAACAATCCGAGTCCCGATCTCGAAAGTCTGCATATAGCAGGGTTTATGGAAGCGTTTATCATGCAGGCAGGCGTATTGCGAAGTGTTGACGACGATCGTATTCGCCGTGCGCAGCATCTCCCGGATATCGCCCTGCATCGACGTACCGCTGATCCCCGATCCGCGCCGATAGCTGTTATCGTCCTCCGTCTCGAAGACATATTCCGGGCGGTAGAGGTAGTGGTAATATCGGTAACCCGTCTCGGCGGCCGTTTCATTCGCGGCGGCCCGTATGCTACGCGGTCCGATATACTGCCGGTACTCCTTCAATAGATAGAAATACCCGTCCAGATAGGTCGAGAGGCCGCGATACTCCTCGTCGGGCGTGTAGATTTGCCGTACCGTGCCCCGGTAGTCGAGGTAATGGATCGTGCTGCCGTCGACCGCAACAAAGCCCTCGTCGGCCGGATAGATTTCGAAATCGCGCGTATGTGCATAGATTTCCCGTGTGCGGCCCGTTGCAGCATCGAACGCATAAACCCTGCGCCCGGAGCGGATCAGCAGCAGATTCAGGCTGCGGATCACCTGCTCGACCGTTGCGGGCAGTTCGGCGGCCGTCACACAGTCGTCCCCCTCCGGCGGAGCGTCCGCAGCGATCAGCTTCGGCATCTCCACCAATTCGCTGTTGTAGCTGTCCTGCAAAGCATCCAGTTCGATGGAGTTCACATAGTAACCTGCTTTGAGGTATTTGTCGTCCCGGACAACGGTGTTCATATCCAGATGCAGGCCCGTGAAGATTTCGCCCGTAATGCGTCGGCTCGGAAGCTGCTTATACCGCAAGGCCCCCTGCACGATATGCCCGACCAACGTGTCGTAGTCGCTCCGGCCTTCGGTATGCCAGATGCGGGTCGGCGCACCTTCGGCATTCAGAAAGTAGAGCGCATAAAGCAGGCGGTCGTTCGGGATCGCAGGAATATCGCTCACGGGAAGCTGCACCGACATATCGACATTGTTGGCCGGGTTGATGAGCGATTCGTATTGCAGTCCCTTATCGTAGCTCTCGTCCGCATCGATCGTAAGCGTCATCTTGCGGAATGCGGCGCTCTCGCGGTGTCCCGATGAACGGACTCCGCCGCGCCCTCCGCTGCCATCCCCGTAGTAGGTGACTTTGCCGATGAGCGTCTGCCGGAAGAAGAACTGCCACTCTCCGTCGATAGGGATGCCCTGCATCTCGATCTTCACGCTCTCCTCATTGCCCGTCTTGACCTCGCTGGTAATTTCATAACTTCCCTGCACCCATATGCCGGAGGGGGTCAGGCTCCATGTCGCGTTCTCACCGACAATACGGACTCCGTAATGCACCGCTACCGTATAAGCGGTGTTCGGATTGTTGTACGATCCGGCCCTCCATTCGCTATGGTAGGTCTGAAGGCCGAACTCCAGCGTCAGCGGATAGTTGCATTGCTCCACGGGAACACCCCGCGTCGTGATCTCCACGCCCTGATAGTCGTCATCCCCGCAAAAGGTCATGGCCGTGGCGTTATTCTGAAAGAGAAAGCCGTATGGATCCGTCCATGCCGTGAGGTTATAGAAACCCAAATGGTCGATGAGATTGTTCAGGGCTTTGTTCTTCACGCTGACTGCGACTTTGCGCAGAGCCGGAACGATGTCCAAGGTCGATTCGCCCAGAACATGCAGATCACCCGTCCACATCCCGTCGATGCGTTCCCGCGAGGCGGAGGTGACGACCTGCGCACCGGAGTGGATCACCAAACGCAGCCCGCCGCCTGTGACGATCCGCCCGATGGGATACTCCGTGCCGACGCGGTAAAAGCTCACGGGGCGCGAAGTCTGATAAAGCGATACGGCACGGCGGATATGCAGTGCCCCGTTCGATTGGAAGATCTGTCCGGCGAAGGGACGCAGGCACAGTTCGAGGATATCCCGGTAGGTAGGCTCTTCATAGACATAGTAGAGCCTTCCGAGGTCGAGGTAGGTTTGCCGCAGCGGGGATTGCTCCGGGTCCATACCCTCGGCATACAAATCCATCCAGTCGGCCGTATCGACATCCAACTCCAGCAGATCGATACAGGCCGTGAGCAGTCGCCACAGCGAGCAGCAGCCCGAAATGCCGATACCCAACAAATCGCGGAACGGAATACTCGACAGCAGGTTGAAGCCGTCGACAGCTTTGATGCTTACCTGATAGGGCGGTGCGGTGAAGTTTTCCGAATAGAGGTCGGCGGTAACGAAGCCCCGCCAATAGAGTTGTTTATTGCGCAGGATGGAGACCCGGAATTGGCGCGGGTCGGAGGTGAAGAGCGAGAGATAGTGGAAATTTTCTTTGCATAGGATATTGATCGTGGCCTCGGAAGCCTTGACCGGAACATAGAACTCGTCGCCGCGCTTCTCCCACGTGATTTGGAGCGGCGTCGTGCCGTCGAAGGTCATCTCCTCCGACGCTCCGGAATAGCCCCGCTCGGCGATCTCCACACGCCACAGAACACCCTTGAACTTGCTGCGAAGTTCTGCGTAATATTTTAATCCGAATAACATAAAACCGCGTCCTCTTTGCTGTAAAGGTAGAGGACGCGGTTATCGCAGTTAGGATACTTTGTCTCTATTGTGCCTGTGTGTACCGACTGTTCGCGGGCGATGCCGGAAGCCGCAGGATCTTCGGTTCGGTTCTCGGTGGCAGGATAGGGAACGCTCCGTCGAGTTTTGCAGCTAATACCTCCATGTCGTTAGCGACCTTGTCGTGGGTAATCTTGGCGTAAATCTGCGTGGTACGGATATTTCGGTGGCCTAACATTTTGGATACGGTTTCAATAGAAACACCGTTAGAAAGCGTTACAGTCGTGGCAAACGTGTGTCGCGCAAGGTGGAAAGTCAGCTCCTTGTCGATGCCGCAGATGGCTGCGATCTCCTTGAGGTAGTCGTTGCATTTCTGATTCGAGGGTACGGGGAGCAGCTTACCGCCTTTTTGCAGGCCCCTATATTTTTTAAGAATCATCATCGGAATTTCCAGCAACGGTATATCGACCGGCGTGTCGGTTTTCTGCCGGCGAGTACGCAACCATACTTTTCCGTCGTCGCCTTCGACCAGATTCTCGGATGTAAGTTCTGTCACATCGCAGTAGGCGAGGCCGCAGAAACAGCAGAATACGAATACGTCGCGTACTTGATCGAGCCGCTTCGAAACCATCGGCTTTTGTATAATAGCGGCCAATTCCTGCTTGGTCAGGAATCCGCGATCCACGACGTCGAAATGAATTTTAATCGACGCAAAAGGATTCTTCTGCACTAACCCGTTGTCGATTGCCGTTTGGAAGATAGTGCGGAATTTCTGCATCATTTTCATCGCATGGTTGTTCGCCACATTGAAGGTCGAGCGCAGGAAGGTATCGAATCCGTGGATGAATTTTGGCGAAATGTCGCGCAGGGGAATATCCGATAGATCGCACGACTCGCGGATGTACTGCTCCAATCGATTTCTTACGACGATATATTTATCGTAAGTACGCTTGCTGGTCGAGTGTCCGACGAGCCGTGCGTAGTCCTTTAGAAAGTCGTCGTACAATTGAAGCAGCGACGTGCATTTTTCGCCTTTGGACGAGAGAACCGTCTTGATTTTTTCGGCTGTAACGACCTCGCCTGAGAGAAGCAGTTCGTTGTATTTCGAGTAGATCAGCGCCCTGTAATCGTCGAGGAAGCGGTTGATCTGCTTCTCTTCTTTGGTCAGCCCGACGGTTTTGCAGGCTTTCGGGAGCCATCGCTCCGGCAGAACCGACTGCCGGGTCGAGAGATGCACCATCTTCCGGTTGATGGTGATGCGAGCCAGAATAGGTGCTTTGCCCTGCTGGTTCGCTTTACCCTTCTGGATGATGAAGAGTACCGAGAACGTGCTTATATCCAT